GAGGGCGACAAGCACTTCATCCAGTTGAACATGACCACGCTGGAGAAGGCGGGCGAAGAACCGCCGCCGGCCCCGGCTGCCGAGCCGCCAGTGGTGGAAGACGAGACGAGCCCTGAGGATGACGCCGAAGACCAGGCCGAAGAGGAGGACAGCACCGATGGAAATTGAGCGCCGCTGCCTTGCGTTTGAAGAGTGCCCCGACGCTGAGCTCACGATTGAGACTCGTGCCAATGGCACGCAGGTGCTGGCGGGCTATGCCGCCGTCTACAACCGATTCAGCCTGCCGCTGCGGGAAGGTGGCTCGCAGTTCCGCGAGATCATCCTGCCCGGTGCGTTCGACAAGATTCTGAACCGGCAGCGTGGAAAGTCAGACGTTGTGGCCCTGCTGAACCACGACGCCAACCTCATTCTCGGCCGCACCTCGAGCGGGACGCTGGAGCTCTCCAGCGATGAGAAGGGCTTGCGGTACGTGGTGACGCCGCCCGACACGCAGGTAGGCCGCGACACTTTGGAGCTTGTGCGCCGTCGTGATTTGCGTGGCAGCTCATTCGCGTTCGCCGTCGATGTTGGCAAGGGTGAGCGGTGGACGAGTGACGAGCAAGGTGCCGTGCGTGAGATACGCGAGGTGTCGCTACTGGCGGATGTTTCCGTGGTCCTGACGCCGGCGTATCCGGCGAGCAGTGTCACTGTCGCCCAGCGTTCCTATGAGGCGTGGCTCGCCTCGCAAGAGACTCCCAATCCGGCAGGCCAGGCGGTCTGTTCGCGTTCGGCTCTGCGGGGCGTCGCCGCCGCCTGGTCTGCCATTCTCCGGCTGAAGCATGTCTGAACCACGCTGCACCTGCGGCGAACGTCTGCGGACGCGTAGCAGTCGCCCGTGCGGTGACGAGCGGCAGCGGTATGTTCGTTGCCCACGCTGCGGGGCGCGTGGCGTCGTGTTTGTAAAAACAACACTTTCCGAAGTGCGGTTCTGCAAGAGGGCCGCACAGTAGCGGCACAGTGAACTCCATCGGCAATACCGCCGGCGGAGACATCACACAGTGGACAACCTCAAGAAGCTGCAGGACGAGGCCGTTGCCCTCGCCAACCGGATCGACGCCGTGCGGGCCATCGAGAGCACCGACGCCGACAAGATCGCGGAGCGTGACCTGGAACTGGAGACGCTCAACGCCGAGGCAGGCAAGCTCGCCAAGAAGATCGACTTTGAGAAGTCGGTCGCCGAGTCGGCCAAGAACCTGCGGGCGGTTGTTGACCGCTGTGCCCCGGCTCCCGAAGTGACCGAGGAGCGGAGCGACAAGGTCCGCATCGAGGCGGTGCCGTTCTCCGGCCGGCTCCGTGCGTTTGAGCGGGCCGAGGACGCCTACAAGGTGGGCATGTGGTTCAAGGCCAAGGGCGGCGATGCTGAGGCTCGTCGGTGGTGTGCTGACCACGGCGTCGAGGCTCGTGCCATGGGCTCGGCCTCGGCCAACAGCGGGTCTGCCGCTGTGCCCGATGTTCTGTCTTCGACCGTGATTCGCCTGGTGGACCAGTACAGCGCCTTCGCACAGAACGCCACCAACGTGTCGATGCCGAGCGACGTGCTTATGTTCCCGCGTCGGACGGGCGGCACGACCGCGTACTGGGTTGACGAGAACACCGCCATCACGGCCAGCGACCCGACCATGAATCAGGTCACGCTGACGGCGAAGAAGGTGACGGGTGCGGTGGTGGTCGCTTCGGAGCTCCTGCAGGACTCCATCGTGTCCATCGCCGATTTCGTGGCCGCCGAGCTTGGGCTCTCGCTCGCCAACGCCGTTGAGGCGGCTGCGTGGAGCGGCAACCCGGCGAGCGCCCCTGGCGTGGCGGGTCTCGTGACCAGCCACACGGGCGGTCTGCTCGCCTCGTCTGCTGCCACCTATGCGGCGTCCCTCGTGACCGCCGCCGGTGACACGCCCGACGAAGTGACCAAGGCCAACCTGCTGGCGATGATGGCTGCTGTTCCGCAGCACTCGCGGCAGGGTGCCAAGTGGTTCTGCTCGCCGTTCTTCTTCGCGTCCTGCATGCAGGCCCTCGACCTCGCCCAGGGCGGTTCGGTCGGCCTGTCACAGGGCATGGGCCTCACCTTCCTCGGATCGCCGGTGGTGCTCACCGATCGTCTGCCGAGCGGTGCGGACAGCACGGGCGTCATCATGGCCCTCTACGGGAACATGGCGAACAGCTCGTACTACGGCGTGCGTCAGGGCATCGAAATCGCCTCCAGCGACCAGGTGAACTTCCTGAGCGACCAGACGGTCATCCGTGCTGTGGCTCGCGTGGCGATCACCCACGCCAACCTCGGCAGCTCGACCGTGGCGGGCCCGGTCATCGGCTTGGTCGGTGCGTGAGCCTGACGGCTTGACGTGACGTGCAAACTGGGCGGGCGGCTTCCAAACCGGAGCCGCCCGCTCTCTTTTTGAGGTTGCACATGATCGTCAAGGTTGGTGGCACCGAGGTAGACATCGCCGTTGAATGCGTGATGAGCGGGCCACGGTTCGGCCCAATATCCAACCTCTTCGGCTGGGCTCAGGCGTTCCTGCCGCTCGGCATTCGCCCGACGTTGGCTCAGGGGGCGTTTTGGAGCCAGGGCCTCACCCGCGTCTTTGAGCAATTCATCGACTCTGCCCAGTACCTGCTCGTCACCGACTTTGACACGTACTTCAGCCGCGAAGACGTGGAACAACTGGTGGCCATTGCCATGACGTTTCAATGCGATGCCCTGGCTCCTCTGCAGGTGAAGCGGGAAGACGGCAGGCCCATGCTGACGCTCAAGGGCACGCTGGACAACCCACCGCCAGACGGCCACACGCAGCTGCCACGCTCGTGGTTTGGCGAGCCGGTGCAGGAGGTGGACACGGCGCACTTCGGCTGCACCATCATCAGCACTGCCGCACTGAGGCGGGCCAAGAAGCCATGGTTTCTTGAGCGGCCTGACCCGCAGGGCGGATGGGGCGAAGGGCGGCGCGACTCCGACATTGCGTTCTGGGCCAACTGGCGTGAGAGCGGCAACCGTGTATTCGTAACGCCCCGCGTCTGCATTGGTCACGGCGAGTGGGTCATCACCTGGCCGAGCAAGGATCTGGGCAAGCCGGTTTTCCAGTACACGAGCGACTACCAGAAGTCGAACAAGAAGCCCGAAACTGCATGGAGCGTGGGGTAATGGTGAAACTAAAGTTCATACGTTCGTGGCGGGCCTACCGGAAAAACCAAACGGTAGACGTACCGGGTGGGCTCGCCACTCAGTTAATCGCACAACGAGTGGCCGTCGAGGACCGGCAGGGCGAACTGCTGGAGACGGCGACCATTGAGCACCAGGCCGAGACGGCCGACGCCACGCCACGCAAACGAGGACGCCGTGCAGTACCGAAGCCTGACCCGTCAGACCGGCCCATTAGTTGAGCCCGTCACGCTCGCGGAAGCCAAGGCCCATCTGCGGGTGGATACCTCCGATGACGACGCGTACATCGGCACGCTCATCACCGCCGCCCGCGAGTGGTGCGAGCAGTACCTCGACCGCACGTTAGTTCACACTCAGTGGGTGATGCGGTTCGACCGCTTTCCCGTGGACAGCACGGCCGACATCGAACTGCCTCGGCCGCCGGTTGTGAGCAGTGGCACGGCCACTTCTGTCACTGTGGCATATACGCTTGAGGACGGCACTACGGCGACATACAGCACGAGCCTTTTCCGTGTTGACCGGGCGAGCACTCCGGGGGCGGTGAAGACGAACTACGCCCAAACCTGGCCGCCGCATCGCCAGGATGACAACAGCGTGAGCGTGACATGGTGGGCTGGCTACGGGGCCGACGGCACGAGCGTGCCCGCAGCGATTCGGCACGCGATGCTAATGCTTATCGGGACGTGGTATGAGCGTCGGGCGTCGGCCGACAACATGGGCAGCACCGAGGTGCCGTTTGGCGTCAAATCCCTTCTCGACTCCCAACGCTGGGGCAGCTACCGATGATTGACGCCGGCAAGCTCCGTGAGCGTGTGACGGTGCAAATCGCCAGCGGCACGACGAACGCCCTGGGCGAGACGGTGCTGGCGTGGGCGAACAGTACCGCCGTCTGGGCGAGCGTGGAAGGAGTGTCGGCCCGCGAAGCCCTTGCGGCCGGGCAGCAGGAAGTGACGGTCACGCACAAGGTGCAACTGCGCTACCTGCCGGGGCTGACGCAGAACATGCGGCTTGCATGGCGGAATCGCACGTTGGAAATCGTCAGCCTGCTCGAGCACGACAACCGCCGCCGACACGAAGCCATCTGTCAGGAGACGCGGGATGGCTAGCGTCTTCGCTGAAGGGCCGCCACTGCTGTACCTGTCTGTCGGAAAGCGCAAAGACGCGAAGCAGCGATACGCCTTGGCTTCGCTCGATGAGATTACCCAGGCTCTTCGGAGCCTGCCGAGGGACATCAGCCTCAAGTACCAGTTGCGTGCGCTCCGCAAGGCAGCCAAGCCAGGACAGGAAGCCCTTCGTGCACAGGTGGGATCCATCCGGCAAGTGACGGGCAACCTGGTGGCCAGCGTCACCAAGGCAGAGCGAAAGTACACCAACAACAAGGCGCAGCTTCCTGTCAGCGTGGTGGTCATCGGCTTCCGTCGCCCCAGCGGCCAAGGCAGCCAAAAGGGTGCCACGCCGGCCTTTGAAGGCGGCACCGTGCTCAAGGGGCCCAATAGGGCATTCCATTCGCACCTTGTTGAGTACGGCACGAAGCCGAGGACGGCCGGCAAGAGCACGAAACTTGGCCGGAAGCGGATCGTTGTGAACGGCCGCATCAACACCGTCTTCCTCCGAGGCAAGGAAATACCAAAAGCCAGGCCCATCCTGTCCTCGTTCAAGGGGCGAGGGAAGTTCACGGGGTCCGGCCGTGGTCAGTATCCCAAGGACTTCATCGCCACCGGAACCGTTGCCGGCTCGCCGGCCAGGCATCCACTCCAGAAGGCGTTTCAGCAGTCCAGGGGGCAGATGCAAAGCATCCTCGACGTGGAAATGCGGAAGGCACTCACGGCTGCAGTGCGGAAAATCGGCCGCGACATTAAGAGCAAGGTGGGTGAATGAAATCCCCTGAAGCCGTCCTGCGTTCCGCCCTAGTTGCCAGCACCGCCGTCACGTCCCTCGTGTCGGCTCGGATCTACCCCGTGCTCGCCCCGGCCACGGCGTCGCTGCCGTTCGTGACCTGGCGGCGGGTGGCGATTCGCCGGCAGCAGACTCTCGGCGGCCCATCTGGCATGCCAGTCACGAGCGTGGAGTACAGCATCTTCGGCACCACCTATGAGCAAGCCCGAGAAGTGGCGGATGCCATGCGGTCTGTTCTGGATGGGTACGGGGGCACGGCTAACAATACAGAAGTGAAGCAAACGTCGCTCGAACAGGAGAGCGACGATTTTGTGACGCTCGGCGGGGCGGAACTTCCGCCGGCGTTCCAAATCACCCAGCAGTACGACGTGTTCTGGCAGGAGACCTAACGCATGCCCGCGACCCCGCATGATGGTTCCGGTTCCACGTTCACCTTTGCGAACGTCGGGTACACGGTGACGAACATCACGTACACCGTGGCCGACAACAACGCCACTGACAATATTGACGTTTCGCACCTGGGTCAGACTGCCGGCTCTACCGTGCTCACGATGTCGCGCCCGCTCAAGGGCTCGGCAGGCGATACCGGCAAGGAAGTCACCATCGACTACCTGGCCAATGCTGGGGCAACGCCGATTGCTCAGGGTGCGACCGGAACGCTGGTAATCACGGGCGGCATCAGCCTTTCTGCTGCCGCTACGTGCAGGTCGTCCACTATCACGCTTGCGACGAACGACTCCATCAAGGGCTCGGCCTCGTTCCAGGTGGCCTGAGCCTCGGAGGGCTCTGTGGCCACCTATAGCACAGGCATCACTGCGAGCTTCGGCGGCACCACGTTCGGTGAAGTCACTGACGTTGCATGGTCATACGGTGGCTCTCTGCCGAAGGGCCGCGACTCAACGTGGACTGATGACCTGGGCAGCGTGACCCTCACCTGTCTTGGAAGTGCTGGCGTCACCACAGCCAACTACGGGCTGCGGAATGATCTGACCATCACTGGCGGCGGTGCTGGCTTGACATGCAAGGCAGTGTATATGGGCCTGAATGTCTCGCCGGAATTAAACGGCGTAACCCGTTACAGCGTGACATTCAAAATCCTCGACGGGTAATCATCATGCCGCTGACCAGAGAACAAATCGACGCCGCGAACGACGCCAAGATTATCAAGGTGCAGGCTCCTGAGTTGGGTGGCGACGGCGTCGCCTGCATCCGTTTGATGAGCGTTGGCGACCGTGACTCCTACGAACTGAAACTGCTCGACGGAGAAGGCAAGGCGATTCCCGATTTTCGTTCAGAGCTTCTCAGCCGCACGCTGTGCGACGAGAAAGGCACGCTGCTCTACCCCGGCACCGAAGGCGTCGAGGCTCTGAAGCGGCGGTCGAGCGACGTGATGCACAAGCTCTGGCACGCAGCCCTGAAGCACAACGCACTCACCGAGGAGGAGATCAAGAAACTGGCGGGGGAATGAACGCCAGGCCGACCTTGCAATTCAAGTTCGCCCTGGCTTCACACCTCAAGAAAACCATCACCGAAATCGACGCGATGGACTCCCGTGAGTTCTCGCAGTGGATTGCCTATAGCCGCTGGTTTCGTCCGCTGGACAACACTTGGCAGCAAACGGCGATGGTGGTCACGTCAGTCCTGGCCCCGCACTCAAAGTCTGTGCCAGATCCCGACAAGTTCATTCCCGTCGAAGACAAGGCACCGCAACACCCAACGCAGATCCGTGAAACGATTCGCCGCATGGCGGCAGACCTCGGCAAGACGTAGCCATGGCCACTATCTCACTCGGCTTTAACCTCTCTGCATCTTCGGTGCAGATGGCTTCCGGCATCAACGCCGGCGTGGTTGAGTTGCAAAAGCTGGGCTACGCCGCCAAGAAAACATCACAGGATGTGGCGGTGCTGAAGACCATCGAGCTTTCGCGGGCGTTCCTCTCGACTGTCAGGGCTGCGGCTGGCGCGTTCTCTCAGTTCATCGGCGGGACATCCGGCGCTGTTGCCAGCATCGACGATTTGGCGAAGCGTACCGGTGTTTCGGCCGATGTGCTGCAGGGCTACTCGCTCGCGGCCAACCAATCGGGCGTCAGCCTGGAGACGTTTGGCAAGGCAGTCCAGAAGCTGACGATTAACCTTGGCGAAGCCCAGACGGGGAATGCGGCGGCTGTAAAGTCATTCGCCGACCTGGGGCTGTCTGTGCGGGACTTGTCGCGGCTCAGCCCGCAAGAGGCGTTTGAGGCCGTCGCCGCTGCTATCGCAAAACTTCCCAATCCAGCCCAGCAGGCTGCGGCTGCCGTGTCGCTGTTCGGCAAGAGCGGCGTGGAACTCACGCCTATCTTCCAGGAGGGTGCCACGTATCTGCAGCAGATGGTGGCCGAGGCCAAGCGGCTCGGCATCTCGCTGAGCCCGCAGCAGATTGCTGGGATCACGGCCCTGGACGATTCGCTGGCTAAGACGCGGCTGACGCTGCAAGGATTCTCGCAGCGGTTGCTTGCGGAACTTGCCCCGGCGTTAACGCAGGCCGCCGAGCGTGCGACTGAGTTCATTACGTCGATCGACGTGCGGACAGTGGCAGCGGCGGCGACGCAAGCAATCCAGGACCTTGGTTCGGTGTTTCAGATTCTTGCCAACGCAGCCGCTCCGCTGGCTGGTAACATCCTGCCGCTCATTGGCGGGTACTTGGCGTTTATCAACCGGCAGGTAATTGGCTCTGGCATCGCCGTGCTGGGGCGCGTGTTCGTGTCGGCCGCCGCCGCTGCGTTTGGGTATGCCGGTGCAGCTGGTGCCGCAGCGACGGCGACGGCTGGCTTGGCTGTCGCCATTCGCGGGCTTCTGGCCAGCACTGGGCTCGGCCTTTTGGTTGTGGCGCTTGGCCTTGTTGCCGGTGCCGCCCTTGAGTGGGCGTTGGCTAGCGATACCGCCGGCACCGAAGTCGCCGCCAGCGTTGAAGACCCGAAGCGGGCGATGGACGAATACAACCGCCGCATGCGTCTGGCTATCTCCAACACGGAGGAGTTCGGCACCAAAGCAAAAGAAGCCCTGAAGGTGCCGGGCTTCACGGCTCAAGACCTGGCCCAAGAGGCGATTGACGAAGCCAATGCTGCCGTGAAGTCGCTGGCCAAGGAACTTGGCGGGTTGAACCAAGTGCCCACGGAACTGCTTGAGAAGTTTCGCAACCTCAAGGGTTTTGCCGGGGAGCTCACAGCCGACTCAATTTCGTTTGAGCAAGGTCTGCAACTTGCCAGCAACCAGGCACAAACGCTCACGCAAGAAGTGCGGACGCTCATTGAGGCCCGCAAGCGTGACGCCGACGCCGTGAAGCAATCGGCTGACGCCGCAAAGAAGGCCGCACAAGAAGCTCGGTCGCGGACGGCGGAACTGGCAGTGGCAGGCTTGAGCGATGCCGAGAAAAGCCGGCTGCAGCTCAATCAAGATTTGCTCGCTATTGGCCAGGAGCAGCGTGCCGCCGAGGAAGCCCTTGCGGCAGCCAAGCGGGCAAGCGACGCCAAGGGGATTGCGGACGCAAAGGAACGACTAAGGCTGGCACAGGAAGCCGCGAAAGCCGCCAAGGACCAAGACCGCGAGCGGCAGTTGCAGGCCCTCGGAATCAACGAAAGCCTGCTGCGGCCGGCCACCACGCTGGCAGACCAGTTCAAGGCGGTGCGTGAAGCCTTTGGCAAGAAGCTCATCGACGGCGGCGAAGCCCGCCAGGCTCTTCGGAATCTGGCTACCGAGGGAATTGAGATCCGCAAGCAGATTGCCCGCGAGTTGTCCCGACCAGCGCAAGCGGCCCTGGAGGTGAGCGATGTTCGAACGAGCCAGGGCATGTCGCGTTTTATGTCTTTGGCGACCGGACGCGAAGACCCGGCCATTGAGCAGATGCGGCAGCAGCTTGGCAAGCTCGAGGAAATCCGCCGCGAGTTGCAGCGGGTCGGCGCGAATCCCGTAGACATCCTGGGGGCGTAGCTATGGCTGTCATCGGCTTCCGTGAAATCCTGCCGCGTAACTTCTCGCACAAGTTCGGCGAAAGCCCGTCCGGCGAGATTAAGTACGCCGTCACCGTGGATGCCCCGACGCCGACGCAGACCATCATCTCGGCAATCGGCATCTTCCACGGTGCACCGCACCCTGAGTTCGGCTATCTGCGGATGCTCGACGCCCAGGTCACGGAGACCGACCGGCATCATGCGGAAGTCGCCTACAAGTACGAGGTGCCGCAGCAGGAAGACCTTGACCCGAATCCGCTGGCCCGTCCCGATGTGTGGTCATTCTCCACGGGCGGTGCCCAGGTGCCGGCTCTCGTCTACTACCACGGCACTGGCAACGCCAACAAGAAGCCGCTGCAGAACACGGCTTTCGATTTCTTTGAGGGACTGACCACGCTTGAGGCGGAAGTGCGGGCCAGCATCTCTGGCAACCGTGCAGACTTCCCGTTGGATGACGCCACGGCAGTCACCAACAGCGTGAACGACGCCACCTACCTGGGCGGTGCGAAGCATACGTGGCTATGTGCTGGCATCAGCGGGCAGCAGGCCACTGAGGTCATCAACGATACGGAGCTGCGCTACTGGCAAATCACGGTGGAGCTCGTCTACCGCCGCAGCGGGCACAACCTGCTGCTGCCGAATGTCGGGTGGAACTTTCTTGAAGGCGGGCAGAAGAAGCGGGCATGGGTGCTTGACCCTGAGAGCAACGAGAAGGTGGCAAGCGGCGCTCCGGTTGCTCTGGAAGCGAACGGCAACATCAAGGCCGCCGGTCAGGAGCCCGACATCCTCGAACGTCGTGTTTACCCAGAAGCGGCGTTCTCATCGTACTTTGGCACGCCTCCGTTTTAGGTGATGTATGTCATTCAATGTCGGCTCCGGTTCTGGCACCCTGTCGTTTCGCCCGGCTCGGTTTAACGTCGAGTGGGATGGCGTGAGCCAGGCCAAGGCCACCTTTGCGCTGACGTGCTGGGACCCAGCGGCGAGCTATTCGGCGGTAGCGTATCAGGTGTTTGCGGCGGACGGGGCGATTGAGTGTTCGGCTGGTGGCATCACGGTCAGCCCGATTGAATACAAGCGTGGCGCGCGGCACTGGACTTTTAATAACTCTTGCGGGCGGGTGTTTGCGTCTGACGTGTCGCTTCCCATGTCGGCGGCAAGCGGCACCGCCACAGTTACGTTTTCCAGCCTATCAACCACGGAACAACATGCTTGGCAATTGCGTGCCACTAAGAGCGGCGTGACGCGTGTGCTTATCGCCGGCCTTGTGCGGACGGTTGAGCTCAATCCTTACGAGCCTGGCGCTGGCAGTGTGCAGGCTGTCTCTGGCGTCACCGCATCTGGGTGCTTCTGATGGCCCAGAAGCCAGACGGCAAGCCGGCACGGGTCGAGCGTGTGACGTTCACTCGCCCGGCGGCCGACCGCATTGCCAAGGTCGTGCGGCGAGTTGAGCAGGGCGACCGTGGTGCGGAGCCGCTGACGTTTGGGCGGGGTGGCGGTGGCGGCGTGCCGTACCGTCTGAGCGTAGCGACGTTTACGGGCTCATGGGCGACTGGCACCTGGAAGACGGTAACGCTTGTCGGCGGCACGAACACCGCCAGCGTCTACAACTGGACCACGCCGGTATTAAGTGACAGTTGCTCTCGCTACGTGGTGTTTGGCAAGGCCAGTGGCACTAACTCGCTGGTCGAGGTGCAACTGCAGGCAACATGCAGCACATGCACGCTGACGCTCGGCGGCGTAGACCTGACGCAGATTGCAGGCTACTCGAGCACCGAGATTCAGTTGCTCGGGCACGGCGCGGCAGACGAAGGCAGTACCTGCGCCAGCGGCTTGCAGTGGTACAGCATCTCCACCTGCGCTACGGCAACATCGGCATGACGCTTATCACGTTCCAAGACGGCAAGC